GATTGTCTGTCTGTATTAAAATTATCTATGAGTTCGCTTGCAAGCTCTTGAAGTTCACCTTCTTCTAAAAATTCAGCTAAGTTGCTGTCATGTTGAGGGCCAAATATCTCTTCTGTTTTGCCTCCCTCAAAATCAACAATAACACCACCATCTTCAGTTTCTACAGAGACTGAGTCAGGATTTTCTATTTCAATTTCTAGCTTTTCTTCTTGGTCAGCTAAAATCTTTTCAGCCATTTCATTAGGTGTCATTTGTTTTTCGACAGCCATTAACTACTCCCTATTTAATTCTTTCTAAAATTCTATCTATTTTTTCTTCTAATCTATTTATAGCAACTGTTACATCGTCTCTCTTTGCATAATCTTCTCTAGTCTTATTTACCAATATGTCAATTCTTTTTACTTCTTTAGCTTGGTTACTCATGTACCAGCCGCCTCCCATAATAATTAAAGCAATTAAGCCATCAACTAAATGCACCATATCCACTAGTAATACTCCACTGGTCTTCTGTATGTAGGCTCATCATCCCAGTCATCCATAGCAGATCTGATCCAACCGCCTTGCCTGAATCTTAACAGAGCTTGGGTAGTTGAGTCAACTAGGTCATCATGATCTCCTGCTGGGAAAGATGCACATTCTTCTATTACTTCATCAGCCCAACGAGTTGGTGGATGCCAAATAATACCACTTGCAAATAAGTCTGTAACTGCATTTACCCTAGCAATTTTATCTTGTCCACGACTTGGCGTGAACTCTGTTACAGGAATGCCCATAGCCCTTAACTCAAAGATTAATGGTGAACCTGCTGCTTTTGCTTCAATAATCATTTGATCAGGATCAAACTCATAATATTTATCATAAGCTGCTTTTTTAAGTTCTGGAAATTCAAGTTTCTCTTTGTACGCATCTAATAAAATTAAATTAGGAACTGTTTGCCCATCATCATTTGCATAATTAAATACACCCCATGTTGTACATGCACTGTAGTCAGCTCTTTGTGTTTTTAAAAATGCTGTGTCCCATGATTGAATTATTGCTTCACATGGTGGTAAACTTGGCTTATCCCATTCTTTCCACCACTCTCTTTTTATTAGCGCACCTTCTTCTGAGGTTGGATCTTGTTGATATTGAGCTGACCATTTAGATACAGGAAGTTCAGCTTTTAACGCATTTAATTCATCAATACTCCAAAACTGTTCCCATAACGCTTTACCTGATGGCATTATGGCTGGTAACTCAATAACTTCCCATTCACCACTGCCTTCACGTTGAGTTGCATTTTTTATTATCTGACCAGTTAAATCTCTTTTACTCCATCGTGTCATAACAATAATTATTGCCCCACCTGGTTGAAGTCTTTGTCGTGGACCAGATGTGTACCACTCGTAAACCTTGTCATAAACTTCTGGATTATATGCACCAACAGTTGCATCTTGCTCAGAATGAGGGTCATCAATTACTAAAACGTCAGCACCTTTACCTGTTACAGCACCTCCTACACCAATAGCAAAATATTCACCACCTTTGTTTGTATTCCAACGACCAGCAGCTTTACTGTCAGCAGATAAAGTCACATTCTTAAAAATTTTCTGAAAATCTTTAGACTGAATAAGATTCCTAACCTTTCTTCCAAATCCCACAGATAACTCAGCTGTGTGAGCAGTCTGAATAATTTTCTTTTGGGGGTACCTACCTAAAAACAAAGCAGGAAACAGGTAACTGGCAAACTCAGACTTGGTATGTCTTGGTGGCATATTAATTATTAATCTCTTTAATTTTCCATCTGCCACTCTTTCAACGGCATCTGCCATAATCTCATGATGCCTTCCGTGGATGAAAGAAGACCACTGAGACCTCACAAAAGGTAAAAAGGTGGTTTGACAGCTCTCAAGCTCTTTTGCCGCCTCTATGCGTTCTAAAAGCTCTAATATCTCTCTTTTCTTTTCTAGAGGAACGTTTCTTAGTTGATCATTAAGATCATTTAGGTTAATCGCTTGTTTCATCATCCCAATCGAAGTCATCTACCAAGTCAGGTGGCCTGCATTCAATTATCTTTTTTGCCATATCAAGCATAAACATAGATTGATCTCTTTCAAATGGAGAATAAACGAATAGCCTTCTCTCACCATCTGACTCATTCATCCAACCAATTAATATTGGTTTGTCTAAATCTAAGTCATCTTGGTCTGGTTGTCCATTCTTCGATACAAATTTTTTAAACTTCTTGAAGTCAATGACGTTTTTGGTCATTTACCCTCTCTCTAACTAGTTATAACTAGTATTATAACTAGTTATAACTATAAATCAAATAAAATATACTAGTTGTAACTAGTATACTAGTTAGGTATAACTAGTTAGGTATACTAGTTAAGGCTCTTTTTTGTGGATTTGGTAATTTTTTGGAATTATTTGTGTGGAATAACATGCAGGGCCGTGGCTAGCCCCCAACACCTACATGGGTGGTAGGGGATAGGTGGGGTTCTAACACACAAAAATAGCAAAAATAGGGGAGTATCAACTAACTTTGTTATTGAGGATAGAGGATAATTTATTTTCTAATTCAGCTTCCAACTCACTAGCTGACTTTTCAGATGTATTTTCAACCTCAACTTTGTCAGTAAATAAACCTACTGTCTTTCCAAGTAGGTGTAAGGCTTGTATTTTATCAGATGATCTGTTGTCTACTCTTTCAACCTCTTCAGTTAGTTTTTTCAAAACATATTCACCTCTTCTGATCGCCCTCGTGCGATGATCCTCTTCATTTTGCCTACACAATTCAGAAATCCTTGATGAGACCTTGAGGGATGAAGCCAAAGCACTTGCTTGCTCCCATACACTTTTTTCCTTGGTTGTATCTTTGACCTCATATACCTTGCGATAAGCTGAGGTTAATTGCTCGCCATTACTGACCAACCTAGCAAAGTTTTCTTGCTTCTGCGTTAATAATTTTGACATATAATTCCCCATAAAAAATAAAGTTCATATGAACTTTTTAACATAATCTAGCTGATATTATCAATTAATTAAAAAAAATATGTGTCCTGTAATCTAGTCCTGTACTAGGTTATGTTATGTTTAGTTACATTTATTCATTATTATTCTCATTTAGTTATTGACCCAAAATCCAAAATGTGATCTAAGATCAGTATTGCTGATTTTTCAGCAACCAAACTCAACCTTAGTTGTAGTCTTGAGATAATGTCAAAAAAGATGAGTTGAGTTGCCAAGGGATCATCTACTAAGTTCTTTGGTGTGAAAATGGGAGGGATGAGATAATTAATCCTTGGCTGACAACCAAGTGCCCCATCCCCAAATATCTCACAGAGTAGTGAGACTTTGATAGGCTAGGTGGCAATGACGTTTTATTGTGCCCATCAAAACTTAAATACCTAGTTTAGTAGATGTTATAATCTCCTATGATTATAGCAATGGGGCAGTTCTTTACTGCTCCACTGTAACCTAGTGTGTGCTAGGTCTGATGATCTCAAAAGAGTGAAACAGTTAATCTATAATTTAGGAGTTAATATGAAAAGAGAAATGACACAAGATTTATACATGAAAAGAGCAAAAGATAAGTCAAAGAAAACAACCAAGAAAATGAAAATGGTCAACGACATATTTTCAGCTAGGTTTGATGTTTTTGGTTGGACTTTATTTGTAGGCAATCATTTATGGACTGACAAAAAATACATTGTCAAGCATGACAATGTTTGGTTTGACACTGACAGTGTTGAGGATTTAGTTCATTGGTTGTCAATCATGGATGATTTTGAATATTTGCTTAACAGTGATGAAGATGATTTTTACTCAACTGTTAAACAAAGATTAACTCAAATCGAAAGTGCTAAAAAACTTTTAGATTTTTAATTCATTGGGGCAGTAATGCCCCACTGTCTAGGAATGTGTGTTCCTACTGATGAGTACAAAAGTACGAAACAGTTAACTAACTTATAGGAGTTTATATGAGAGATTATTACAAAAGAGAAATAAAGTTAAATGACAGAGTTACTATGGATCATCAACCTTGGTCTAATGGCGATGGAAGAGTTGTTGGATTTACTCCACAAAAAGTCAAAGTCTACAGTTTATCTGAAGATCGTATTCTTAACATTAAGCCATCTAATTTAACAATCATGACTTGTATGAAACATGATCTTTAAATGAGTAAACCTCTTAAGGCTGACTAGTTCAGCCTTATAAGATTTACTACAGTAAATCATATAAACAAAACATAGGAGAAATCATGAATAAATATTTATACGTTGAGACCAAGACAGTTTATGGCAATGAGTTAGTCTATCCAAAGTGTGAGAGAAGCCAAGTTCTTGCTAAGTTATGTGGAACAAAAACTTTCACTGATAAACATATCAGATTGATTTTAAAATTAGGATATGAATTTCATCCTTGGATGGATGGACTTAAAGCTAAACTAGAATGGAAAGTGTTAGAAGCTAAAGTTAAAGCTGATGACAATCCTTATAAACATTTAATTGATAAAAAGATAATTAAAGAAAGTGACATAATAAATGTTGAAGATTATGTTTCAGATGAGGAGGTCGATGCAACTACATGGCTAAAACCTCATGAACTTGAAAAGGAAATAAAAAATGGATAAAGAAAACTATGTTCCAAAAAAACCAACTTGGACAATAAAAAAATGGTTGGTTGATGCTTTGCAGATGGACAATCGTTATACTTATTCAGTATATCGAGATGACTTTAAGTTAAAAAGTTTTCCATCAAAAGAACAAGCTGAAAAATTTATCCAAAAACAAAAATGATCAACGACCAAAAGGTCGAAACATTGGAGCAGTAATGCTCCATTGTCAGCAAGTGTGTGCTTGCTCTGATGATGCAATAATGCAGTTGATCAGAATTATAATATGGAGATTATATTGAGTACTAAAAAAACAATCAAAAATACTTTTACTTTCGATGATGCAGTAGCAAAAGAAATTGCTAATAGTGAGCAAACTATTGCTAAACTGCAAGACGATAACAAGCTAAATACTGAAAGTAAAAATGGCTTAAAATTACAACAGTATGCTGAACTTATTCCAATGTTGGCTAAAGCTGAATATCTTAAAAAGAATAAGTTTTTCATGCCCCAAGTAAGAAAAGAGGTTGATTTACATTTAGATCAAACTTGTAAAGTGTCTAAGGCTTCTAGGAAAAGATTAATAGAGAATACGAATGCATTTATTCGTACTGTTATTGATCCTAAACCTCAAGGCTCAAACTTTACTGCTGAAGCTTTTAAAGAATGGTGTAAAGAAAATTCTGTTAACTCAGAAACCAAGCTAAAGAAAAAGATCACTGATGAATATAAACCATGCGAACCAAAAGATATTTTTGCCAATCAAATTGTTGGCACATATACCTACAAAAAAGGTAAGG